CGTGCGGGGGGTGGGCACGGTAGATTTCCACCCCACCAAGTTCTTTACAATCGTCAAAATTTTCTTTACAAAAAATTAAAATCCACTATATACTTGCGAAAACTGCAAGGGTCAGACATGGATGTATTAATACCCAGTATTGAGGAAAACGTTCCTCTGCCTAAGAATGCTCAAGAAGCATTCCCTGATTTAACTCCGACTGAAGAATTAAACATGCGAGCCGCAGTAGTAGCTTTAATGTCCGATTTAACAGGGCAACCAATCTCTCCTACCCAGGAAAACGCTCAAGAAGCTAAAGAATTAGCTAAAGAAATGCTTACAAATCCAACAGTTAGGCCCGATTTTGCTAAATATCCTAACGAGACGCTTGCTATGCTAGCTGGTATGGTGGCTCAGATGAACGTCTCGGTAGTAGACGAGCTAGCAGAGCTTAAAACATACGTAGTTAACCACCTAGTTCACTCGGTTGAGGCTTCAAAAGACGTAAAAACCAAGATTACAGCCCTTCGTGCCCTTGGTGAGGTTGATGGAGTGGATGCATTTAAGAAAAGAACCGAGATTACTCACAAAATTCAGACAATGGAAGAGGTTGAGACTGAGTTATTGGAGCTTTTGGACGAGGTAGAGAGCAAATATATAGACGTAGAGGCTAAAGAAGTCGTTAATAAAGAGCGTAATGACCCAAAACCTGCGTAAATTAACGCCAGAACACCTGTTTAAGCTACGTCAGGTAGTCAAAAACCCTAAAGTACCTGACGTAATTAAGCGAAAAGCAAAGGAATTATTAGCCCAACATGATGAATTTCTCACCCAAGAAAGGGGAAAAATCTCCTTTTTGGACTTTGTTAAACACGTTTATCCAGGATATAAAGTTGGACCACACCATCTTAAACTTGCTCAAATCTTTGAAGATATCGCTGCAGGAAAAAAGAAGCGAGTTATCGTCAACATTGCTCCGCGACATGGCAAATCCGAACTTATCTCATATCTTGCTCCCGCCTGGTTCTTGGGTAAATACCCTCAAAAGAAAGTTATCATGGCTTCGCATACGGCGGACCTTGCTGTTAATTTCGGTCGTCGAGTCAGGAATCTGGTGGGTTCAGAGTCGTATAAAGGCATATTCCCGCAAATAGAATTACAAGCGGACAGTAAATCAGCATCTAGATGGGGAACAAATTTTAATGGAGAATACTTCGCTATTGGTGTCGGTGGTGCTCTTGCTGGTAGGGGTGCTGACCTTTTTATTATTGACGATCCTCACTCGGAGCAAGAAGCCAAGACTGGACGCCCCGACGTTTTTCTTCCTGCTTGGGAGTGGTTTCAGTCTGGTCCTTTGCAGCGCCTCATGCCTGGTGGTGCAATTATTGTTGTTATGACCCGCTGGAGTAAACTTGACTTAACGGGACAAATAGTAAAGCAACAAGAAAATAATGACGATGTTGATAAATGGGAAGTAGTTGAGTTTCCTGCAATTAAAGATGATGGAGAGGCACTTTGGCCCGAATTTTGGCCTGTAGAAGAGCTATTAGCAAAGAAGGCGGCACTTGACATAAGATACTGGAATGCCCAGTACATGCAAAACCCAGTATCAGAAGAAGGCGCTCTGATTAAACGGGAATGGTGGAAAATTTGGGATAAGGAAGATCCACCTGATTGTGAATTTACGATCATGTCGCTAGACGCGGCACAAGAAGCAACTAATAGGGCTGACTACAATGCGCTTACGACGTGGGGTGTATTCTTCAATGACGAGGTTAACAATTACAACATTATCCTCCTTAACTCCATTAAAAAGCGGTTGGAGTTTCCAGAACTTAAGAAGCTTGTACTTGAGGAGTATAAAGAATGGCAACCAGATGCGTTCATGGTCGAGAAAAAGTCCAACGGGGCAGCGCTCTATCAGGAACTACGCCGCATGGGCATACCAGTCGGGGAATTCACACCTGGCAAAGGTCAAGATAAGATTGCTCGTGTTAATGCTGTCTCAGATTTGTTTTCGGGCGGGGTCGTCTGGGCGCCAGACCGCAGGTGGGCGAAGGAAGTAATTGAGGAATGTAACGATTTTCCTAGCGGAACTAATGATGACTTGGTAGACTCTACTACATTAGCTCTGTTAAGATTCAGGCAGGGTGGCTTTATACGTCTACCGAATGATGAACCCGAAGATGACATGTTGTATAAGTACCGCAAAAAAGCTGCGTACTATTAAGGATAAAAAATGGCAATAGATAAGTCGTTATCGCAAGCTCCACTAGGACTTGACCAATTAGATCCAGAAATGATGGGTGATGAGCCAGCTCTGGAGATTACTATTGAAGACCCAGAAGCGGTAGAGATTGGGATTGACGGCGAACCTATTCTACGTATAGAAGAGGAAGAAGAGGAAGAAAAGTTTGACGAAAACTTAGCAGAAGTTATTAGCGAACAAGCATTACAGACCCTCGCATCAGATTTAACATCTGACTTTGAAGACGACATTGGCTCTCGCAAAGATTGGATTCAAACTTATGTAGACGGTTTAGAACTATTAGGTTTGAAGATTGAAGAACGTACAGAACCATGGGAAGGTGCTTGCGGTGTATATCACCCACTTCTATCTGAGGCGTTAGTAAAGTTCCAAGCTGAAACCATGATGGAGACCATGCCTGCGGCAGGTCCAGTAAAAACTCAGATCATTGGTAAAGAAACTCCTGAGAAAAAAGATGCAGCTGAGCGTGTCCAAAATGACATGAACTATCAGATTACTGATGTAATGAAAGAATATCGCCCTGAGCATGAGCGCATGTTGTGGGGCTTGGGCTTAGCAGGTAATGCGTTTAAGAAAGTTTACTTTGACCCAAGTCTTGGTCGTCAAGTATCTATGTATGTTCCTGCAGAAGATGTAGTTGTCCCCTATGGAGCTTCTAGTTTAGAGGCAGCTGAGCGTGTCACGCATGTGATGCGTAAGACAGAGAACGATGTGCGCCGCTTGCAGGCTGCGGGCTTTTATCGTGAGTGTGATTTAGGTGATCCTGTCCAAGTAATGGATGAGGTAGAGAAGAAGATTGCAGAGAAGCTCGGCTTTAGAGCGACTACTGACAATCGCTTTAAATTATTAGAGATGCATGTTGAGCTAGATATTCCTGGCTTTGAACATAAAGACGAAGATGGTGAAGCTACAGGCATTGGCTTGCCTTATGTTGTAACTATTGAAAAGGGTACTAATACTATCCTAGCTATTCGTCGTAACTGGAGACCCGAAGATGATACACATCAGAAGAGAAACCATTTTGTCCATTATCCGTACATTCCAGGCTTTGGCTTTTATGCTTTTGGGCTTATCCATCTTATCGGGGCTTTTGCTAAGTCTGGTACTAGTATTATTCGGCAACTCGTGGATGCAGGAACACTTAGCAACTTGCCAGGTGGCTTTAAGACCCGTGGCTTGCGAATCAAAGGTGACGACACCCCAATTGCCCCAGGTGAGTTCCGTGATGTAGATGTTCCATCAGGGACAATGCGTGACAACTTGTTACCGCTTCCCTACAAAGAACCTAGTCAAGTCTTATACAGTCTATTAGGAACAATCGTAGAAGAAGGTCGCAGATTTGCTGGCTCTACTGAGCTACAAGCTTCTGACATGAGCGCTAATGCTCCAGTAGGAACGACTCTAGCAATCTTAGAAAGAACTCTTAAGACAATGAGTGCGATACAAGCTCGTATCCACTATTCGATGAAGCAAGAGTTTCAATTATTAAAAGACATCATCCGTGACTACACTCCAGATGAGTATGGCTATGAGCCTGTAGAAGGCAGCCGTATGGCTAAGCAATCAGACTATGACATGGTCTACGTGCTTCCAGTCTCCGATCCCAACGCGGCTACTATGGCGCAAAAAGTAGTACAGTATCAAGCAGCTCTACAACTCGCTCAAACAGCACCGCAGCTCTATGATCTACCGTTATTACACCGTCAGATGCTAGACGTGTTGGGAATCAAAAATTATCAGAAGTTAGTACCGATGGCTGAGGACATGACTCCAATGGATCCAGTCGCCGAAAACCAAAACATTCTGAAACAAAAACCTGTTAAAGCTTTTATTGAGCAAAACCACAAAGCTCATATTGGCGTTCATATGGCAGCAATGCAAGATCCAAAGATCCAACAGATTTTGTCTATGAACCCACAGGTGGCACAACAACTGCAGTTAACAATGATGGCACACATCAACGAGCATTTAGGCTTTGAATATCGCCTACAGATTGAACAAGCTATGGGTATGCAGTTACCTCCAATGCTTGAAGATGGTGAACAGCCTAAACCAATGCCTCCAGAAATGGCAGATCAAGTAGCACAGATGGCAGCTCAAGCGTCTCAACAGTTGTTAATGCAAAACCAACAAGAAGCTCAGGCTCAACAGGCACAGCAACAAGCCCAAGATCCAATTATTCAAATGCAACAACAAGAGTTACAAATTAAAGCAGCAGAGCAGCAACGCAAAGCCCAAAAAGACATGGTCGATGCACAACTTAAGCAGGAACAAATTGCTGTAGAACGAGAGAGAATCCAAGCTCAACAGCAAACAGCAGGAGCACAAGCAGCTATGAAAGCGATAACTGATAAAGAAGCTCGCGAAGCTGCACAGAAAATAGAAGGTAGTAAAGCGGGGATTGAGATGATAAAACATCAAACTACCCTTGCACATCAACGTGATATTGCTCGGAGGCAAAAGGAGCAAACAAAGAAAGGTAAATAATGCAAGCTGATAAGGCTTTCGATGTATTAAAACGTCAAATTGACGACAAGATTTTGCAACTCCAGGAAGCTCTCGCAGACGGTCGCGTAGAGACATACGACGAGTACAAAAAAGTGTGTGGTGAGGTGAGAGGTCTCCTAACTGCACGTAACTACATAACCGACCTTAATAAAGCAATGGAGAACTCGGATGAGTGACCAACAGACAGCGGTAGATTTAACCAGAGCAGTAGATTTAAGTGCAATATTGAATAAAGAAGTAGAAGAAAGAGCCAAACAACTTCCTACACCGAAAGGCTACAGAATACTTTGTGCTATTCCCGAAGTTGAAAAAGAGTTTGAGTCTGGCATTCTTAAACCTGATGAATTAATTAGAACTGATGAACTTTTAACCACTGTTCTATTTGTAGTTGACTTAGGTGAAGATTGCTATAAAGATCCTGAGCGCTATCCAACTGGGCCTTGGTGCAAAAAGGGCGACTTTATTCTGGTTCGACCAAACGCGGGCACACGTCTAGTTATACATGACCGTGAGTTCCGCATAATTAATGACGACTCCGTGGAAGCTGTTGTACAAGACCCACGCGGCATTAAACGCAAATTTATCTAGGAGATAAAACATGGCTGAAATGCAAAAAGATGACTTTCAATTTCCTGACGAGATGGAAGAAACTAAGGGTAAACCCGTAGATGAATTAGAAGAAGGCTCGATAAACGTTGAGATTGTTGACGATACCCCTAAAGAGGATCGGAACGTAGAACCTTTACCTAATGACATCAAAAAAGACTTAGAAACTGCTGATTCGTCTGCAGAATACTCTAAAAATGTAAAGGATAAGTTTACACAATATAAAAAAGCTTGGCATGACGAGCGTAGGGCAAAAGAAGCAGCTTTACGTGAACAACAAGAGGCTTTGGCAGCGGCGCAATCAATCTTAGATGAGAATCGGCGTCTAAAAGAAGTCCTGCAAAGTGGCGAGAAAGAGTTAATTTCTAGCTACCAAAACTCTGCTGAGTTAGAAGCGGCACAGGCAAGAAAAGCGTACAAAGAAGCGTACGATTCTGGGGATTCTGATGCATTAGCAGAAGCTCAAGAAGATATGATGCGGGCGCAACTTAAACTTGACAAAGCAAAAAATTTCAAACCTACTGTACAAATTGCTGAAAATGATGTAAAAATACAAACTAAGCAGTCTCAGCAGCCTGCACAGATGGATGATAAAGTTGCTGAATGGGTGTCAAACAACCCCTGGTACGTTGATCCAGACAAGAAATCAATGAGTAAATATGCTGTATTTATTCATGAGGAGCTTGAAGAAAAGTTTGGTAGAGCATTTGTTGGTACGGATGAATATTTCAAACGTATTGACACAGAAGTACAACGTCGCTTTCCAGAAGAATTCGACGACATTGAAGTAAAAAACGATGAGGAAGAAAAGCCTCAACGTACATCTAGGTTGAGTACGGTCGTAGCGCCTGCAAGACGCAGTACATCTTCAAAAAAGATTGTATTGACAAAAACGCAAGTGGCTTTGGCTAAAAAGTTTGGCTTAAGCCCTGAGCAGTATGCCCGTGAACTTAATAAATTGGAGGCCTAACATGGCAACAAACAGATTACAAAGAGAATTAGAAAGTCGTACCCAGTCAGAGCGCCCAAAGCAGTGGTCGCAACCTGAGCTTCTCCCTGAACCCGATAAGCAAGCTGGATATGCCTACAGATGGATTCGTGTTTCTACCCTTAATCAGGCCGATCCTCGCAACCTCTCAGCGAAGTTAAGA